GAAGAGAGTTAGTTTTAGATGCTGATGGTGATACAACTATTACAGCAGATACTGATGATCAAATAGATATTAAAATTGCTGGAGCAGATGATTTTCAATTTACAGCAAACACTTTTACTGCACAATCTGGCAGCACAATTGCTGCACAAGCATTAACTGCTACTACAATAACAGCTAGTGGTATTGTAAAAACAGACGATACAACTGAAGCAACTTCTACAACAGATGGCTCCTTACAAACAGATGGTGGATTATCTGTAGCTAAAGATGCTGTTTTTGGTGATGATGTTAAATTATTAAGTGATAGTGCTGTATTAAATTTTGGTGCAGATTCAGATGTATCACTTACTCATGTTGCAGATACAGCTTTATTATTAAATGCTGCAATGAGATTACAATTCAGAGATTCTGGATTATATATAGGTTCTAATGCAGACGGGGATTTAGACATTGTATCAGATGGTACTGCAGTTGATTCAATTAATTTAGAATCAGCAGGTGGTATTACATTAGATGCAGGTACAGCAGGTAGTGGTATTATTTATGAAGATGATGGCACTGAGATGGCTCGTATTCATAATTCATCTAGTGATGTAATTTTAGAAACTAAAGTTTCAGATAAAGACTTTGTTATTAAAGGTAACGATGGCGGTTCAACAGTTACTGCTGCAACTTTTGATATGTCTGATGCTGGTACTTTAGCATTAAATCATGATTTAAGAGTAGCTGATGGAGGACAAATAGGTTCTGCTTCAGATGCTGATGCAATTTCTATTTCTTCAGGTGGTGTAGTAACATTTTCACAAGCACCAGTATTTCCTGATGGTTCTATAAACATTGCTGATATTGATCTTGATGGTGGAACAGATGTAGGTGGTGCTATTGCTGATGCTGATTTATTTTTAATAGATGACGGTGCCGGTGGCACAATGCGAAAAGCAACTGCTTCAAGAATTAAAACATACATGGGTGCTGCTACAGGTGAGTTCTCAGTGGCAAACCTTGATATTGATGGTGCAACAGATATTGGTGCAGCAATTGTAGACGCTGACTTATTTATTATTGATGACGGTGCTGGTGGAACAAATAGAAAAGTTACAGCATCTAGACTAAAAACTTATGCACAAACAGGTGTATCTTCAGCAGCAGATGACATTACTGCAGGTGATGCAGCTGTTAGTCTTACAACAACATCAGGTAACATTACAATTGATGCACAAGCTGGTGATTCAGATATTATATTTAAAGGGACAGATAGTTCTTCAGATATTACTGCTGCAACTTTTGATATGTCTGATGGTGGTGCACTTATACTTGAAGGTGGTGTTATTGACGTTAAAAATAGAGGATCACAATCTGTTGTAAGATTTTACTGTGAATCTTCTAATGCACACTATGCACAAATTCAAGCTCCTGCGCACTCAGATTTTTCTGGTAACGTAACTTTAACTTTACCTGCCTCAACTGACACAATTGCAGGTATTGCAGCTACACAAACATTAACAAACAAAACTTTAACTACACCTGTAATTGCAGAGATAGATTCAGGATCAACAATTACACTTGATGCAACAACAGATATTACATTAGACGCTGACGGTGGTGATATATTCTTCAAAGACGGTGGAACAACTATTGCTACATTTACAAATAGTTCTACTGATTTTATAGTTGAGTCTGCAACATCAGACAAAGATATAATATTTAAAGTTAATGATGGTGGTTCTTCTACAGAAGTTGCTAGATTTGATGGAGACGTTTCGGCGTTTAAAATGGCTTCTGGCAAACAATTACAATTAGGTGCTGCTGAGGAACATATTTCAGGCGATGGAACAGACATAACTTTTGCTGTTGGTTCAGGCGGAGATATAAATATTGGATCTGGCATTGGATTAACTTTTGGTGATGATGGTGAAAAAATTGAAGGCGATGGAACTGATTTAACCATATCTTCTAGTGCTAAATTAAATTTAACAGCAACATCAGATGTTCACATACCTAATAACGTTGGAATAGTTTTTGGTGGAGACTCAGAAAAAATTGAAGGTGACGGAACAGATTTAACTATATCAGCTAATAATTTAACAATTGATGCAGCTGCTGATATTATATTAGACGCAGCAGGTAACGATTTTAACTTTAAAGCTGGTGGCACAGAAGTTTTAAGAATAACTAACTCATCAAGTGATGTAATTATAAGACCAGTTGTTGATGCTAAAGATATTATTTTTCAACAAAGAGATGGCACAGAAGTTGCAAGAATTGAAGACAATGGAACGTTTAATATTGTAACAGATAAGTTAGCTATTAATGGAACAGCAGTTACATCTACAGCAGCAGAATTAAATATATTAGATGGTGTTAACTCAACAACTGCAGAATTAAATATTATAGATGGCGGCACATCAGCAACAAGTACAACAGTTGCAGATGCAGATAGAGTTGTATTAAATGATAATGGTACAATGGTTCAAGTGGCTATGACTGATATTAAAACATATATTGGTGGTGGAACTTCTTGGCAATCTGTTAAAACTTCTAATTACACTGCATCAGCAGGACAAGGTGTATTTGCAAACACAACGTCAGCATCATTTACAGTTACATTACCAGCATCACCTAGTTTAGGAGATGAGGTTTCAATTAAAGATTATGCAGGTACATTTGATACAAATGCACTTACAGTAGGAAGAAATTCACAACCCATAGAAGGCGTAGCTGCAGACTTAACTGTCAGTGTAGAAAGAGCTGGTTTTACATTAGTGTATTCTGATTCTACACAAGGTTGGCTATTGAAAGATAAATAATGGCTAAGTATAAAGATATTGGTGGTACAACCGTTGGGTTTAGAAGCGGTTCAGAAGAATATACATATCCATCTGGATTTGAAGGTTCAATTTATTATAATTCTAGTAATGGTCAATTTGAATTTGTAGGTTTAGGCTCTGGCACTTGGGCTACTGGTGGTAATATGAATACAGGAAGATTTAATACTGCTAGTGGTTTTGGAACACAAACTGCGGGTGCAGTTACTGGAGGACAAACTCCAGCAGATGATTATACAGACAATGTAGAAGAGTATAATGGAACGTCTTGGACTGAAGTTACTAATACTTCAAGAGATAAATTTGCATCATCTAATTCTTCAGGAACACAAACTGCTGGATTATTATGTGGTGGTTATGTGGAGCCAGCAAGTGGTGCTGTAAATTCAACAGAAGAATACGATGGTACTAATTGGACAAGTGGTGGAAACTATCCTTTATCTATACAAGTTGGAGCATTAATTGGAACACAGACAGCGGCACTTTTTGCAAGTGGTGTTGAGCCATCACCTTCAGTAACAGCAGTATGTAATACCTATAATGGATCATCGTGGACTGAAATAGCTGAAATTAATACTGGAAGAAAACAAGGAACAATAGGTAGTGGAACTACAACTGATGCTATAATTGCAGGCGGTAGAGATAATTCTAATAATGCTTTAAGTGGTGCAGAAACTTGGAACGGAAGTTCATGGACTGAAGTAGGAGATTTAAATACTGCTAGATTTTTAGCTTCTGGCTCACAAAATGGAGTTTCAACAGCTACTATAGCTGCAGGAGGATTTGTTTCTCCTAATAATTCTATGACAAATACTGAATTTTGGAATGGAACATCATGGGCAGAAACAAATGATTTATCACAAAAAAGAGCTTACTCTCAAGGTGCTGGAACAGGAACTCTAGCATTAGCTATGGGAGGTAATACTGGACCAGGAGGTAATCCTGCAATTTTAACAGCAACAGAAGAGTGGACATTTTCTCACCCTATTAAGACAGTGACAACAAGTTAAAAATAAATTATAACAAAAGAAAAGGAGGATAAACTATGGCATACAAATACAGTGTAAAAGAAAACTGGGGCAAAAATGCAAACGGTGATTCATTTATTCGTCATGAAGATAGAAAAATGTTTTATATTGAAGGTTTCCCTGGCAATGTCTGGGTAACTGATGACAATGTATACGCTGACAGATGGATAGCTAGACACAGTGCAACGGCTAAAACTAAGTCGCAAGCACAAGCTATTGTTGATAGTGAAATTGATGATGCTCAAGCTGTTTATGATGCTTTGTCAGAAGAAGATAAAGCATTACAATCTAGACCAACAGATATAACATTACCGTAGTAGAATCCTCATGGCAGAATACAAAGCTATACATGGAACTCTGGTTGAGCATAAGACATCTGATCCGTTAGCGGCAGGTATCGATAATGCTACGTGGGCTTCTGGTGGTGCTTTAAACACAGCTAGATCAGAATTAGCAGGAGCAGGAGTTCAAACTGCAGCCATAGCTTTTGGTGGACTAGTTTTTCCCCCAAGAGTTGCAAACAATGAATTATATGATGGTAGTAGTTGGACTGAAGTTGGAGATTTAAACACAGCAAGATCAACTCACACGGGAATAGGTTTATCAACTGCTGCGTTAGCAGTAGGAGGTCAGACACCAACAGCAGTAGTGGCTATCACTGAAAGTTGGGACGGTTCGTCATGGACTGAAGTTGGAGATTTAAATTCTGGTAGACAAAATATGACAGGTTCAGGAACAACACCAGCAGCATTAATCTTTGGTGGTAACGATGGATCAAATAGAGGTTATACAGAAACTTGGGATGGTAGTAGCTGGACTGAAGCAGGTGATTTAAACACAGCGAGATCAGATCTAGCAGGTGCTACAAATGGAACTACAACTGCTACACTAGCTTTTGGTGGTGGCACTAATCCAAAAGCACAAAATGAAAGTTGGAATGGTTCTGCATGGACAGAGTTAGGAGATTTAAATACAGGTAGACAAAATTTAGGCGGAGGAGGTGTTCAAACAGCTGCTTTAGCATTTGCTGGAGAAACTGTTGCTATTACTGAAAGTTGGGATGGCTCTTCATGGACTGAAGTAGCAGATCTTTCAACAGCAAGATATGATTTAAATACTGGCGGAGGTGGAGCTAGTAGTTCTTTAGCATTAGCATTTGGAGGTAATGCACCAGGTGGTAAACAAACGGCAACAGAAGAATTTACAGCAGCACAAATAACAGATTCAATAAAAAGAGATGGACAAGCTTTCTATCGTAGTGATACAGGCGACTTTAAAGTTTCATTAACACAATTTGGTACAGGTGCTTGGTCCTCTGGTGGTAATTTAAATACTCCAAGAAATGATTTAGATGGAGCAGGCAGTGCAACTGCAGGATTAGCTTTTGGAGGAAATCCAGGTAATTCAAATTCTACAGAAGAGTATGATGGAAGTGCATGGACATCCGGTGGAGCTTTAAATACAGGAAGAAGAGCTTTAACAGGTTTTGGATTACAAACAGCAGCTATAGCTACAGGAGGTTCAGAAGGTCCTTATAACGATGACACAGAACAATATAATGGATCTAGTTGGACTGAAATAGCTGAAATTAATACAGCAGGTGGTGGTTCACCAGGTTCTGCTGGCACAACAACTGCAGGTTTAGTTTTTGGTAGAAGAAAATTACCAGGTGCTACTAAAGGTGGAGAAACAGAAACTTGGGATGGTAGTAGTTGGACTGAAGTAGGGGATTTAAATACTGCTAGATGGGCGATAGGTGGATTAGGAACTCAAACAGCTGCTTTAGCAGTTGCTGGAGCACCCCCTCATTATGCTAATGTAGAACAATGGGATGGTAGTAGCTGGACTGAAGTAGGAGATATTAACTCAGCAAGAAGTGCTGGAGGTGCATCTGGAATTACAACGAGTGCTTTATATTTTGTTGGAGAAGATTCAACTGGATCTAGAAATTTAACAGAGGAGTGGAACGGAAGTGCTTGGACTGAAGTAGCTGATGCATCAGCTGGTGCTGGTAAAGTTGCAGACTCTGATAATAGTTCTCTAAGTGCTTTTTTTGCTGGTGGAGATGGTCCTCCAGGTTCTTTTGTTGCAACAACAGAAGAATGGCTTGTACCTGAATCAGTAAGTAATTTAACAATAACGGATTAATATGTCATACGGAAGTGGAAATAGCGGAGATTACAAAAAACTAAAAGGTCAGATGATACAAGTCACTGACACTGATCCAGTTGTGTATGCTGGTGCTTGGTCTTCTGGTGGTAGTTTAAATACTGCAAGAAGAAGAGTTGGGGCTGCAGGTATTCAAACTGCTGCAATAGCTTTTGGTGGTAGTAGCGATCCTCCAGTAAGAGCAAATGCTGAACAATACGATGGAACAAGTTGGACTGAAGTAGGTGATTTAAACACAGCTAGAGAAGCAATGGGTCCTAGTTCAAAAGGAAGTCAAACAGCTGTTTTAGCTGCTGGTGGAAATCCAATTACAACAGCTAACGAATTATGGGATGGAAGCAGTTGGACTGAAGTAGGCGATATTAATACAGGCAGAGAAGGGTTAGGAGGAGGTGGAACATCAACAGCAGCATTTGTTGCAGGTGGAACCACTGCTACAGCGAGACAAGTTTTATCAGAAACTTGGGATGGTTCTTCTTGGACAGAAGTTGGAGACTTAAATGCTGCAAGGTCTTTTGCTGGGATGTTTGGAACACAAACATCTTCTATATTTGCAGGAGGAGATATTGCAACTGGTCAATCAGCAGCTAATGAATCTTGGAACGGATCAGCTTGGACTGAAGTAGCAGATTTAAATGAAACAAAAAAAGCTATGGGTGCAGCTGGAACAGATAACACAGAAGGTTTAGTTTTTGGTGGCGGTGTTCCTGGAAGAACAGCAAACACAGAGACTTGGAATGGTTCTTCTTGGACAGAAGTTGGAAATTTACCTGCGGTAATAGATAATAATACAGGAGCAGGATCAGAAAGTAGTGCAATAACTGTAGGTGGTCGTAGTGCAACTGCAATTACAGGTGTAACAAATGAATGGTCTTTTCCATCAACACCTGTAGTACAAGAAGGACAACTTTGGATTAAAACTGCAACAGGTACTAGTAGTGTTATGAAAGGATACCAGGCTCAAGGGACAGGTGCATGGGCAACTGGTGGAAATTTAAATGAGGCAAAAAGAGGATTATATTCAGCGGCAGGAGCTAGTTCAAGTGCAGGACTTATAGCTGGCGGACAAACTTCAGACACAACTGTAACAGCTAACGCAGAAGAATATAATGGAACAGCATGGACAGAAAAAAGTAATTTAAATCAACAAAGAATGCAAATGTCTACAGCAGGTAGTCTTACGGCTGCATTATGTGTAGGTGGAAATGTTCCAGGAGCCTCAGCTTTAGCAGAATCCTGGAATGGAAGTAGTTGGACTGAAGTAGGCGATTTAAATCAAGCAAGACGTTTAGCTGCACATTGTGGAACAAGCACTGCATCATTATATGCTGGAGGATATACTCCAGATAGTAGTGCTTTAGTAGAATCATGGAATGGTTCTTCATGGACAGAAACTGGAGATTTAAACACAGCTAGGGAAGAATTAGCTGGATCAGGAACACAACCAGCGATGATAGTTTTTGGAGGAGGTAGCCCTTCAGTAACAGCAAATGCAGAAAAATGGGATGGCACTGCATGGACAGAAGTAGCTAATTTAAATACAGCTCGAAAAAATTTGGGAGCGTCAACTGGAGGAACATCTACAGCAGCTTTAGGTTTTGGTGGACAAACTGGAAGTTTAGAAGACGCAACAGAATCTTGGAATGGTAGTTCTTGGACAGAATTAGGTGATATGTCAACCGCAAGAAAACAATTAAGTGGTAATGGAACACAAGTAAGTGCTCTAGGTGCAGGGGGTTTTACAGACGACAATGTAACATCAACAGAAGAATGGACAGTTCCATTTGTAACTAAAACAATAGGCACAGATTAGACTTGACTGTTATTTAGAAAGTTATTATATAAGTAATAAGAAATGGATAAAGAAAAACGAAATATACAGACGTTAGCAACTACGCAATCTAAATATTTATCAGATATATTAGATGTTGAAGATGTTAAACAGTTTAAGTCATTAATTCCTGAACTAAAAGATACTTGGAAAAAGAAACAAGTATTTAGAACAGAAACAGAGATGAGATTTTCTGTATTATCAGATAATAAATATCCAACAAGAGCAGCTAAATATTGGCAGTGTGTTAGAGAACAAAATACACACTTTGAAAATTTAATGCACTTATCATTTGATGCTAGAAAAAATGATGTAGAGATAGAAAAATTAAGAGTAAAAATTAAAGAAGAAAAAAATAAACTAGAAAAACAATTATTACAAATAGAATTAGAAGAAAAAATATATGGCAAAGCAAGCATGGAACTTGTAGCTAAACACAGAATGAGAGAAGTAGCTACATGGTCTAAACTTAAAAAAGAATTTCATGATGGATCGTTTGATGACAAAGATGTAAATACACATCAAGCACATTCATATAAATTAAGATTAGAACATCAAAAAGCAACACTAACACCAGGCTCCTCTCAACCAGAGGTATTTAATGTATTAGGACAATTAAATACATTAGATAGAGTTATGAGAGAAGGTGAATTGTTGCCTAATAAAGAAAAGAAAAAAATAAAAAGAAAGTAATATGAAATTTGACTTTGTTTATCTTGGTCAGACCGTTCTTAAATATCAAGTTCCTTTAGAAATTTTTGTTGGTCTCAATGATATATACGAAAAACGTAAAAAAGAATTACCTAAAGCCAATAAACAACTTGTAGGTAAAATAGAAGATGAAGTATCTTTATTTTATTCTGGTCCTAACAACAATAAAATGCATCAACATTCTTTTTTATCTCAAGATATACTAATGTGGTTTGATTCTATTTTTGATCATTATCTTACATGGAATAAAATAGGTGAAAACCAAAGAGCAATAAATTCTATATGGGTTAATGAAATGAAAGCACATGAGTACAATCCAATACATATTCATCAAGGTAAATTATTCACAGGCTTATCATCAGTTATGATTATGAAATTACCAAAAGAAACAGGTATAGAATATTCAGCACCAGACAAACCTATGAATGGAAGACTACAAATTATAGGTGCAGCTAATGGTCAGTTTGCTAAAACAGATTATTCTCCTGAATGTAAAATAGGAGACTTTTATGTTTTTCCCTATGACATGAGACACTGTGTTTATCCTTATAATAATAGTAAAGAAAAACGTAGAACATTAGTTTGTAATGTTGATGTTGATTATAATCCGGTATCATCAAGAACAGCTGGAGGACAATTAGAATGATTATAAAAATGCCAAGATGGCAATCTTACATGGCTACCACAACAGAACCTTTGTTTACTCCACAACAATGTCAAGATATTATAAATGCAGGTCATTCAGAAAAACCACAAGTGGCACAAGTGGGTATGAATAAACCAGGTGGTGGTGTTGATAAGAAAAAAAGAACAACGACAATATCTTGGATACCTTTTAAAAAATTACCAGAAATGTATAAAAAAGTAGAACATCAATTATCATTAGTAAACTTAAATCATTTTGGTTTTGAAAATGTACATATAACAGAACCTGCACAGTTTACAGAATATCCTAAAGGTGGATTTTATGATTGGCATATGGATTTAGATGTTAACGGTCAACACGAACCACCAGTTAGAAAAATATCTATGACGTGTTTATTATCTGATCCATCTACGTTTACAGGTGGTGAATTAGAATTTACAGAAAAACATAAAATAAATAATTTAAAACAAGGACAAGCTATATTCTTTGCATCATTCTTAAGACATAGAGTAGCTCCTGTAAAAAAAGGAATTAGGAGGTCTTTGGTTATGTGGTTTGGAGGCCAACCTTTTAAATGAACCGAGAAATATTATTTCCAACTCCTGTCTATTGGAAAGATTTACCTAACGCAAAAGAACTTAATAAATATTTATTTAAACACATAAAAGCTTGGTACAAAAGCGATATTAAAAAAGGCAAACCTACTGGAGAATTTAAAACTAATTCTGGGTTTGGTTGGCATAGTTCAACAGATATGAATAATAAAAAAGAATATGATCCTTTAATATCAGAGTTATTTAAGATGGCTGAAGAATGTAATAAAGATTATGGTATTAAACCTAAATTAGGTTTAGGTAATATGTGGGCTAATGTAAGTCCAACTTATTCTTATAATAAAACACATACACATCCTAACGCTATGTGGTCAGGTGTATATTATATTAAAGTACCTAAAAATTCTGGTAAGTTGTTTTTAGAAGACCCTAGACCAGGACCTAATAATTACATGCCAAGAAGAATAGATAATCTACCTAAAGCCTTATGGCGTGTTATTGCTTATGAAGCAGTAGAAGGTAGAATGATATTTTTTCCATCATGGCAACCTCATGGTGTGGACATAAACATGAATACAGAAAAAGGTGAAAAGAACTGGCGTATATCTGTGTCATATAACTTTATACAAATATGAGTTTTAAAAAAAACAAATATCAAGTTATTAGAGGAGCTATATCAAAAGAACTAGCAGATATAGCTTTTACTTATTTAAGAATATCAGCAGAAGCAGATTATTGGTTACTTGCTAATCAAGCAACACACGAAGGTAATTTTTTAATAGGTAATTTTAAAGATAGGCAAGTTCCAAATTCTTATGCAAAATATGCAGACCGATTGATGGAAACATTACTTGTTAAAACTATACCTATGATGAAAGCTAAAACAGGTTTAAATTTAATACCTACTTACTCATACACAAGATTATATAAAACAGGTAATATATTAAATAGACATAAGGATAGACCTAGTTGCGAGATATCAACAACACTTAATTTAGGTGGTGATCCATGGCCTATCTATATTGATCCCACAGGGTCTAACAACGTCATAGATGAATATAAAGGTATAATGAAACCAAATGCTCCTAAAGGAAATAAAGTAGATTTAAAACCTGGCGACATGCTTATATATTCTGGCTGTGAATTAGAACACTGGAGAGAACCGTTTCAAGGTAAGTTATGTGGTCAAGTATTTTTACATTATAATCATGCAAATGGACCCTTTGCAAAGTCTAATTTATATGATAAAAGACCATTATTGGGTATACCCAAAACTCGTTGATTCCCAACGCAATCTAATATAATCTAATTAACCTATGTTACAAAAAGTTAAATTTGCACCTGGATTCAATAAACAAGTCACTGCTACTGGAGGCGAGAGCCAATGGGTTAACGGAGATAATGTTAGATTTAGATATGGCACACCTGAAAAAATTGGTGGTTGGTCTCAATTAGGTTCGGTTGCAGTAACGGGTCGTAATACAGCTATTCATCATTTTATCAATACGTCAGGTATTAAGTACGCTGTGCTTGGAACAAACAGAATTTTATACGCATACTCAGGTGGTATATTTTATGACATACATCCACTTAAATCTACAACAACATTAACTAGTGCTTTTTCTACAACTAACGGATCAGCAGTTGTAACATTAACATTTGCATCAGCACATAATATTAATCAATTCGATATTATCTTATTAGATAATTTTACATCTATAACAAACTCTGGTTTTACATCAGCTAACTTTGACGATAATAAATTTATGGTGACCACAGTGCCAACAGATACAACGATAACAATTAACGTTGGATCAAATGAATCAGGCAGTGGTGCCACTACATCAGGCGGTATTAGAGTTAGACATTATTATCCAGTTGGTCCAGCTGTAGAAGTTGCATCAACAGGTTGGGGATTAGGACCTTGGAGTGGTTTTAAAACAGGACAATTTACATCAACACTATCCTCAAGTATCAATGCATCCGTTACAAGTTTAACAATGGCTAGTTCAACTTCTTTTCCATCTTCAGGAACGGTATTGATTGATAATGAACTTATTACTTATACAGGTAACAGTGGTGGCACATTATCTGGTTTGACAAGAGGAGCTTCAGGAACCACAGCAGCAACACATTCATCAGGAGCTACAGTGACTGATGCATCTAATTTCTTTGCGTGGAATGCTGCAGCGTCAGGCGACGTGGTAACAGCACCAGGATTATGGTCATTAGATAATTTTGGTAATAAACTTATTGCAACTATTAATAGTGGTGAAACGTTTGAGTGGGACTCTAATCCTACTGGAGCTAACAACACAAGAGCAACGATTGTGTCAGGTGCACCAACAGCTTCTGCACTTTCTTTAGTATCTACACCAGATAGACACTTAATATTTTTTGGCACAGAAACAACGATTGGAACTAAATCTACACAAGATCCTATGTTTATAAGATTCTCTTCTCAAGAAGATATTAACACTTATGCACCATCAGCAACGAATACAGCAGGCACACAGAGACTTGCAGATGGATCAAAAATTGTAGGATGTATTAGAGGTCGAGATGCAATTTACGTTTGGACAGATACAGCATTATTTATTATGAGATTTGTTGGTCCACCATTTACTTTTTCATTTCAACAAGTTGGTACGAACTGTGGATTGATTGGACAGAACGCAGCGGTCGAAGTTGATGGTACAGCTTATTGGATGTCTGAAAATGGTTTCTTTAGATATACAGGTAAATTAGAGTCATTACCGTGTTTGGTTGAAGACCACGTATTTGATGATATTAATACAACGCCAAAACAACATATTAATGCAGGTTTAAATAATTTGTTTGGTGAGGTAATGTGGTTCTATCCTAACTCAGGATCAGGAACTGTAAACAGAGTAGTAACTTATAATTATTTAGACTCGTCTCCTCAAAGACCAGTGTGGACTACAGGAACATTAGCTCGAACATCGTGGCAAGATTCTGCTGTATTTGGTAAACCTCACGCAACAGAGTATGATGAAGACGGAGAAACAGCAGACACAGATGTTAACTATGTTCACGGAAACACTGACGGTACATCTACATATTACGAACATGAAACAGGATTAAACCAAGTTAAAGAAGGTGCAACTACAGCTATTGCTGCTAACATAGAATCAGGAGACTTTGATATAGGTCAACAAGGATTAGCTGGCGATGGTGAGTTTATGATGAAAATAAGAAGAGTGATACCAGACTTTTTATCTCAAACAGGAGATGCAGTAGTAACTTTAAATTTAAGAGATTTTCCAAATGATACACAAGCTAGTTCTACATTAGGACCATTTACTATTACAAGTGGTACACAGAAAATAGATACACGAGCTAGAGCGAGATCTATATCTTTAAAAATAGCTAATACAAGCACAAGTCAGTTTTGGAAATTAGGCACATTTAGAATAGACTATCAACCGGATGGAAGAAGATAATGGCTAGAATTGTACAAGCATTAACACAACCTAATAAAGAATACGATCAACAGATTCAACAATCATTTGTTAGAGATGTTGATAGTGTAATACAAAAACTTAATACAACGTTCCAACAAGACGTAAAAGATGAAGTTGAAGCGTTTAACTTTTTCTTAGCATAATGGCAAATTCTTTTGTAAATAAAAAAGCTGATTTAACATCAACGAGTGCTACGACATTATACACTGTACCCACAGCTACAACGAGTGTGGTTAAGTCTATATTAGTGTCCGAGGACTCTGGTAACGCTGATACTATAACGGTAACAATTACAGATACTAGCGATAATGTATTTAGCTTATTTAAGACTAAATCCATATCAGCAAATGCAACAACAGAATTACTAACAAATTCTTTAGTTTTAGAGGAAAGTGAAGTATTAAAAGTAACAGCAGCAACCGCAAATAGACTACATGTGGTGCTTTCTGCTCTAGAGATTAAACCTAGAGAAGTAACAACATAGTCTTGATTTACTAGGAAAAACCTAGTAAGTTGATAAATTCAGGTGAAATTCCTGCCTTAAGAATTTAATTTAATAAACATATGATAACAAGAGCTCAAATGCAAAGACAGTTACGTAATAGAGGCGGTGTAATGACCGTCAAAACTATCCGTAAAAAATACGGTATAGGTAGTGATTTAAAAGACTTTGTTAGAAAAATAATACCAAATGAATTAGCAAATGTTGCAGTTAAAGCTGCACCTTTTGTTGCTCCTTTTAACCCATTAGCAGCAGCAGCGATGAGAGGTATTGGAAGATTTGATCAAAGAGGTAGTATCAGTGATGCACTTAAACAAGGTGCTGGTACATTCGCTTTTGGTTATGGTGCAAGAAAACTTGGTGGTGCTGATGGTATTGGTGGATTTAGTATGGATAGTTTTAGCTCTCCATTAAGTTCTGAAAGAACACAAGCATTAAGTAGTTTATTTAAATCAGATTCATCAAAAGTAAATTTAGATGATCCTAGAAAAGGTCTTGACATAATACAAAGAGGAACAGATGCAACAATTGGTAAAGTTCCAGTGTTAAAAGAATTACCTGATATTGTTAAACAACAATTATTTGTAACTGGTATTACAGGTGGAGCTACAGCATTATATGAGTATTTTAAAGGTAACTTTAGACCACAAGAAGAAGGTGAAACTATAGAAGATTATTTAGCTGCAAGAAAAGAGGCAGTAGGAACACAAATGAGAACTTATATGGATAACTATTTTAAATTTGATAAAGAGTATTCAACTATGACTGATGCAGAAAGAGATGCATTCGTTGCAAGATACAATGTTCGTGATGGTGGTAGAATAGGATATGCATTAGGTGGCAATGAATTACCACCAGATCCTACAGCACCTGTAAATCCTTTTAAACCAAAACCAATAGGACCTGTATTACCAA